CCGAACACAACCGTGCGAAAGAACTGCACCGCCTGGCATATCCCGAACGATACCGCCTTTCATCAGGAGCAGAGCTTGTAAGCGGATGGATTCCCAATCGTATGTATCCCAGTCTGTCAATCACGACGCTGTTTCATGGCAACGAGTTCAGAAACACCTCTTATAATCTGTCTCAGATTCTTCTCGACAAGTACGACAGCGGTGCGTTAACTCTTCATGAATTGGTCAACGAACTGTTTGATCCGTGGGAGCAGGTCGATGAATCACAGCACAGCCTTCTTGCCGTCATGCTCCAAACTGCCGCCGGAGGAATCCCGACGCCTCATGTCGGCACCGGCGCAGGCGGACCATCTTCCGATTTGCAGTGGAACGAGAACGACAAAGATAAACTCCGAAAGCCGAAGTTCAAAAGTATGAGATAATGCATGATGAGAATATCTTTATTAGCCCGATGATACAGGATACAATCGCGAACACGAGATTAGATAATTACGCCATTGTAATATCATACATTCTACACTGAACTTTCTATGTGAAATATACTAAAACGTGAATAATATCACACAATAACTCATTGAATAGAAATGACAGTGGTATTTAGTTTTTATATGAATCTAAAAATTTGTAAATTTGCATTCATAGATGGTATTTAGAGAATTATGAATAAACCTCTTCCCATTCCGAACAGAGAAGTTAAACCTGATTTCACCAATGGTACTGTGAAAACGGGAGAGTAGGTAATGCCAACAGTTCTATCCGAAGACCCGCCGGAAGTTAGGTCGCTTAATATTAACTACAGAACCAATTCCCATGAATAAATTTTTGTATTTTTGGAAATAGGTGACTGGCTTTGTTAGGTAGCAATGCCAGTCACTGGAGGAAGCCCTGAACAATGACAAAGTGTAGTGTGGCATTTCGATTACTTCGGGATTGCTCGACATGGCGTTAGGAACGGGAGTCTTATTCTCGGCGCTGATAGCCATCATCATGATGTGCTGGAAAGCTATGAGGAGTTGTGATTGACGGAGCAATCCGTCAAAGTAGAGAAATCGAATTGTCGATTGGGTGGGTTGGTGGGCATACTATATAAATTCAAACATTGGCGCAATATATAACTTTTAACAAGCATATTCGTGTGAGATATAATTATCAGGAATCAAGATTATGCATTTAAGGAGATTCTTATTTTCAATTATTTCATTTGAATTATGGCTCTTTTAAATGAGGTCGCTCAATGCTCTGTTGGATTACTATAGATTAAAACTGTATCTTCTTTATAAAAACAATAAATCGAGGGACTGAGCGTTAGAATTATATGTTAAATATATTAGTAAATGACAAGCATTCTGAAAACGGCTCAAACAATTTTTATTGCTTGTTTAATCAGATTGTACTCACTCCAACTATTTTTAATGACCAGACCCATTTTTTACAAATTACAAATATCAAAGATGGGTATTTTAAACTTCAAATATCTGAAAAGTCAATTTCAAAACTCCAATGTATAGATTTAGAGGGAGCCGTTTGGGAATGCGTTAGTATCACTAATCAGAACAATATAATTATCAGAATCAAAAGCAAAGGCATCGTAGAGGAATACGTTGTTGAATCAATGAAAATTTTTTCCAAATATGACCGAAGAATAAATTGTTTTAGTTCGAGAGCCGGGATACAAATACGCTATCTACAAACGGACAATAGTGTTAAGAAAGATTATGATAAATCATTCTTTAGTGATAATGTAGAAATTATAGATATAAATCAAGATGTAGAGCAAATAATTGTATTACCGTATTCCGATCCACGTTGTCTGAGTTTTAATTTTAAAGAATACGGTATTAATATCAACACGATAGGTTCTCGTCCTTCTTTTGACCCATATAAACCAGAAGGTTATGGCTTAACAACGCCAATTTATGAGTTGCCGATAGAAATAGATTGGAAGAATTTATATGTTGGGATTGAGATTAATAAGTGCATATTCTCTGAAACCTATGAATCTATATCTCATGCCTCAATGGATCCAGGTCCAGAAACTCATTACATATCTACCAACTGGCATCTGAAAGCGTTAGTGGCATTTTCTACAAAGTCAGATTTGAATAAATTCTTAAGTCGTTATCCTAAACGTGAATGTACTTTTATGGATTCATATTTTTTAACTCCATTTTCTAAAGAAAATCAACGACTTGTCTTTACATTTGGGACTAAACCCAAAAATAAAACCATATTAGAAAAGGAATTAAATATAACATTTTACGAATATTGGCAGTAACCTCTTTTGTTCAAAAATGAGAAGAAATAAGTTAGCAGTCGTAGTTTTCTTAAATCCTTTTCATGATTATCTCCAATACTTCGTTGAGTTTGTCGGTCGGGAGCCGCTTGATGTACTCGGCGCGGGCATCGAGGTTGCCACGTATGTGGGCGAGGACAGCGAGGTGGGTATTGGCAGAGGCAGTGTCACCTTCGAAGATTTCAAGATACGTTTCGCGGGTAGGCAGACCGAGCCGAATACGCTCATCATCTGTGATGGCGTGGTCGAAGACTGTCTCAACTCCTATGTGTGCGTTCTCATTGAGGATGCTCATCTTATCCCTTTTGCTTTCATCGTCGAACTTGACATACTTCATCATCATGTCGGCGGTCGTATGACCTGTTACAGCACGAATATCTTCCGGCGACATACCTTTGCGCAGACACATCGTTACGAATGTACGCCGTGCCACATGAGATGTCAGCAACTCATACTTCGGACGCACCTCCCTGGTCTTGGTGCGTCCGCTCTGCTTCTCTGTTATCCAGTCGCCAATCATACCAGCGAGTTTACCGACCTCTTTGAGATGAGAGTTGTATTTCTGATTGGATATAGTCGGGAAGATATGCGGATCATCTTCATCGGGAGCCTTCGGATATTTAGCAAGTATTCGCAATGCTTCCGTTGCCAATGCGAATCTCTGGCGATGGTTGGTCTTTTTTGATATTACATCCAGAATATCACCGCTGACATTAGACCATCTCAGAGCGATGACATCAGAGAATCTAAGTCCGGTATAGCAGGCGAACACGAATATATCGCGTGTTCGGTCGATAGCTTTTCTCGATGTCGGGAACGTCTGAATAGCAACAAGCTCCTCCTCGCTCAATGCATACAGGTTAATTGTGCTGTCAGATTTCGTTTCATCATGGAACCTCTGAGAATATGCCTGATATGCCACATTCCTGTTATACCCCTTCTTCGTGGCCCAGTTGAAGAATCCCTTGATGGTTTTCATGGACTGATGGGTGTAGTTGTTCGACAAGCCCTTCCCGATAAGGAACAATTCAAAGCGAGCCAGTAAATCATCATTGACATCCTCAAAATACAATCCGCTCTTGAAATCATTGAGGTGTCTTAACATGGTCTTGTGTTTTGTGAGCGTACCTTTGGTCCATTGTGCTGTAGCGGAAGACGATTTGAGTTCGTTTTCCCTTTCATCAATCAGGAGCTGGTACACCTGGGCTACTGTAAGCCTCGTTGACTTCTCCTCATTGAGTAATCGTTTAAGCTCATCACGAACAGTTGTAGGAGTAACTTCTTCCTCCTTGAGTTCAAGCCGGGAAAAGGCATCATCAACCGCGGATGCAATCTTCACAAGACGCTGATTAATGTCAGCAGCCGAAACATCGTCGGAATTGAAATTATTGCGCCTTACTCTCTGTACCTTTTCATCCCACTTTGCGAGGGCAATACGGTATCCGGAATAATACCATATACGCTTGCCACCAAAAGTTATGTCGGCGTTGATTGGCAGTTCTTCGGGAAGATTGCCGTTTTTATCCTTGCGCTTTTCCAATCGGAAGCTGACGCGATGCTTGTATTTATCCATGAGAGAAATTTTTTTGTATGGGTTGAATGTATCTCTGTTTTACACATACAAAATTACATACAAAAATCGGTTTAATCAAGGAAATTCAATAATATTTTATTTAATGCAATACTTGGGTTAATTCGCCGTATATCAGCGTATTTAATACAAAACTTGACATCATTATGATAATATATTTTACAATGGTTTCAAGTACCTGTCTTTCCGCTAATTAGCTTGCTTATCAAGCATTTGTAAAATCTACACCCAATATTACACCCAGAAATGGCAGTAATATTGGGTGTTTTATTATCATCAAATGATACGATGTTTTGACAACTTAGTGGTGCCGGATTATTTAATGTCATTTAACATCACGTAATCCTCGTGAGACTTTGCTCGCCTCAAAAAAATCATCGCTATGTTTGGATATATCAAATATTGTTTGTAATTTTGCGAACAACAAATAAAAATGATATGGCAAAATTAGAGATAACACTCGAACAGGAGCGTCTTGCGAGGTTTGCAAAAGCGATGGGGCATCCCACGCGGATAGCGATTCTCAATTTTCTCGCTCAGAGAAACGAATGTTTCTTCGGAGATATACATGAGGTGCTTCCGATTGCGAAAGCCACAGTATCGCAACATCTGAGCGAGTTGAAGGAGGCCGGTCTGATACAAGGCACCATTGAGCCGCCCAAAGTAAAGTATTGCATCAACGTAGAGAACTGGAAACTTGCCCGGCAACTGTTTTCACAGATGCTTGACGACTGCTGTCCCTCAAAAAAGAATAGCTGCTGCTCGTAAGCACTATTTTTTTATTTTCAATGTTCGTAATTCGGCAAATAACAATATAAATTAAATGATAATCACATGAAAAAGTTACTGATGTTTTTCGCCCTTATGATAGTATAATCCGCAAAACGAAATGTTCCTACTTCCCGAAACGAAATGTTCTACCGCCTAAAACGAAACGTACCTTTTTCTCCCCCCTCATAAGCGACCGCCACAACCCATTTCAAGGCTGTGGCGGTTCTATTTTTATGCGATTGTAACAGCATTATAACGCCGTTCTATCCTACTCCAGCCATCGGTCAACCGTGGCGATTGCTTCGGTGCGGAAGGCGTTGAAGGCTTCCCACTCCGCTTCGTAGTCACCGGCTTTGGGAATGCCCGGGTTCTTGAACAACTCTATTTGGTGGGTCTTGATGGCATCCTCCTCCGTCTGGCTGTAACGGCTGCGGATTATGCCGTTTATCAGGCTGTCACGGCTCATGTCGGTGGCTGCTATCAATGTACCACCGTCAGGCTCGATACCGGTATAGGCGTAGTCTGTGACAGGTTCAGGGACTGTTTCCCCCTCCCTGACTTCCGGCACATAATCCTCTATGACTTCCTCGTTGAGGTAAGCCATATAACGGTTGTCATCATATTTGACGAGCGTCTTGCGCTCGGTGTAGATTGCTCTTTTCATTGTCAAGTGAATTTGTAAAACTTCTTGTTCATTTTATTGGTCTGCTCCATGACCACGGTGGGACACGGCAAATCCTCCTTGCTAAAATCTTTTTCGGCTTGATCGATCATGATAGCTGAACCTGTGTAGGAGTAATATTCGGCATCTTTCCCGGTTGGGTTGCCATCCTTGTCTTTCTCCTTCTCGTATGTGTAGCTCTCATGCTCCTCACCGTCCACCGCCGTCTGCACGACGGTTTGCAGTATGCGCTTGTACCGGATCACAAGGCACTTCTTGGGGCGAGTCTTTCGCTCCTGCCTCACAACTCCGTCACTGCCGGTGACCTCGGCGAAGTAATCTTCGGTTTCGACCTTGCTGTCCTCGATGGCGTAATCGAGCAGCATGATTTTGAAGTTCTCCTCCTGCGCCGGATCTTTACAGACTATATCCGTAAAAGGGCGCTTCTGGTCGTAGCGCATACCCTTAAAAGGGATATTGGCGCGACGAGTCTTTATGACCTTTCCAAGTCGCTTTTCCATGTTTATATCAAGTTTACGTAATAATGTATGCGAATTTGCGTGGGTGGCAAAACCTATGCGGCTGGCGCATTCCAACCGGGTTTCCTCCGGTGTCATGCCCTTCTTTTTACATTTTGCCACCTGCCGACAGAGGGCTTTCTTATTGCGCTTGCGAAGGGCACGGTGGGTATGAAATGAAACATAACCGCACACGTCAATACCGCCGCTCCATACCGGGCGCACGTTCCAGTTCCGGTTTACCTGAATCAGGTAGTCCCTTGCCAATACCATAATGCACATCTCCGTGACAAGGTGTAGAAAAGTCTTGTCCCGGTGCAGCATGACTATGTTGTCGGCAAATCTGAAATACTTAATCGGGTTACTTATATAGCGGTCAAACTTGCCGACCATATAAGCCACTCCCCTGCCAAGTTCATCCGCCTGTTCCTTCGTGCGACAAGTCACGAGACTGTCGCTGACATAACGGTTACGCCAGTATGCGAGTTTTTCGGAATCTCCGGCTATACCGAAAATCCCTATCGCGTCATGGTCGAACTTTGCTAAAAAGAAATTGGCTAATATCTGCGAGATCTTGACCCCTAAAGGCAAACCCTGACGGAAGCTGTCGATGAATTCATCGAGGAACCGTAACAGTTTCGGGTCCTTGATTTTTGTCCTGACCCTTTCCTTCATTAGGAAATGTGCGATGTTCTGAAAGTAGTGGTGGGCGTCAAGCTGAACGAAATACCACGTGCCCTCTGGATCGGCATAGAGATCCTTGCGAAGCAGATTGATGAAATCATGCGTGCCACGTCCCTTTACGCAGGAGCACGACCGCCGGATGAACGTGTCGGTAAACAGACGCTCGGTCTGCAGGAGTGGTGCCCACTGCCGCACATGATCACGCACGGGAAGTTTGCTCACTATCCTGCGCTTGGGCTCGAAAATCTCCTCGTCCTGATACTCGGAGGTGCGCCCGGTGCCGTCCCGGTATTCTACCATCAGTTCCATGAGGTTGGCTGCGAGGTCTACCGCGAAGCGCTGCACGTTGTCGCGACGCTCCTTGTTCTCGGCAAAGCCCCGGAAAGCCGCCTCATAGTTCTCGATGGTCTCAATACGAGGAGATATGTATCCTCGTCGTTTCATTGTGTCTCGGTGCCATGGGTGTCTTAATGTGTCATTTGGGTTCAAACCGCAGTTTATCTGCAATTTTCTCTTGCTTCGTTACCGTCGGCCGGGATTATCGATCCCGTCTACCGGCACTGCCCACATTTCGTTTATTTTTCGCCTTGGGGCGAGGCCCTGTCACCCCGTTTCTGAATTGTTGAGGGGAGAGCCGATGTTCGCATTGGCATTCGTGACGGCGTTGTTCACATTGACCGCAGAAAGCCCCGCATTGCCATCGTTGTTCGTATTGGCACCACGGAAGACAGCACGGAAGCCCGAAGACCGGCTCTCGGGCGACAGCAGCCCGATTATTAAATCACCGCAAATTTAACACTTTTTCGTCTATTGAGACTGATATAAACATGGAAAATATGTCAATGTTCTCTTTGCCCCTGCTATGAGGGTGTCGGAACAAGTCCGACTCGGGGGCTCCCTGCGGTCGCCGGGTGCTTTGCCTTCGGCGTGTGCCGGGACCGCTCCGGTCACTCCGTCATCTCAGTGCCCTTTGACCTCCTGACCACCTCAGGCCACCGCGTAATACTCCGGCTCCAAGGAAAACTCCTCTGCGAAATCGCAGAGGGGAGAGCCGAGGTCCGCAGCGGCAGACGCGACGGCGTTGTTCACATCGACCGCAGAAAGCCCCGCACTGCCAACGTAGCTCGTAGAGGCACCACGGAAGACAGCACGGAAGCCCGAAGTGATGTTACTGCCGTTCCAATAATGGTCAGAGTGGTAGGTGGACTCTGAGCCTCCTGCCTCTGTGGGCCACATTTCGAGGTTGTCATAGCTCATACGCTTTATCCAACCGCCCGAATATGTGGGCGCTGTGGATTTCAGCACCATGCCGGCGGTGGAACCGTAGGTGTAGGTGCCATAGATACTCGGTGTCACCCAATGCTTCATTGTCTTGTCAGCGTTGGCTTCAGCAAGCTCATCCTCCGACACTCGCCAAATATAGCCATAGAAGTTTTTTAGACCGAAAAACACCGGGACATTGGCAACATAAGCCGTTGTGCCATCCTCATTCAGGACGTTGTGGGTTGCAATACCCAGACCATCGGCGAGCTCAACGCCGGCGCTCAGGTGGAGTATGGGATTATAATTGTTGTAATTGCCCCATGTGCCGAAGGTGGTCACACCGGTGCCGAAGCCGCCTTGATAGAGTCCGTTGGCATCTTTGTTGGCGTTGAAGGCTGCCTGAACGTTGCGGGTGCCCATGACTATCTCGACAAGGATCTTTACCACGGCTGCGGCTCTCATTGTGCCCGCAAGCCATCCTGCCCCGTTCTTATGGGCCGCCGCCGCGAACTGGGCGGTGCTTCGGTTCGTGGCGCAATGGCCGAGCAAGGAGCGGTAGGTGTCATCCCACCCCGAGGTGTTGTTGCCGCCACGGTACTTGACATCATCGTTGATATAGCTGACAAGGGTGTCGGTGTCGCGGTCAAGGGCCGCAAGGCCGGTGGCGCTGAGAGAGCCCACCGGGATACGGTAGTTGTACTGTCCTTTGATAGGATACAGGCTCACGGCTTCAAACTCAAGATTGCCCTGCGTCCACTTGGCGAAGTAGAAGGGTTTGCCCCACCCCCACTGATAATGCCCCATGCTTCCGTCGAGCTTGGCGGTCTCGCCATTTGCAAAGCGGTAGTGGTTGGTGGGGTCGAGCTTGCGCCGGCTGTGGTCGTTCTTGACAAGGTAGCCGCCAAGACCGAGTATATCCTTGAGTTTTTTTAGCATCTCAAGGCTGCCACAATAGGTGGCTGCCGCAGGGGTGGCGAGGTCTGTGCGCCATACCCTGCCGCACCACGGGGCGTTTGCCATATCGACGGCCGCTGTAAGGTCCATGCACTGGCTGGCGCCGCTTTTGGTGTCGAAAACCTCTATCTTCTTGTCGGTGGCATCCGTCGAGGCTGCCGGGAGATCGTCTATCTGCTCGCCGGTTTTGTATGCGTCGAGCATCGATAACAGGTCCGCTTCCTGTTGTGCTGTTAATGCCATTTGAATTTCGTTTTAATGGTGTTTGAATTTGTTATACTACTCTCATTCTCGTGCTGCGCCGGATTTTGCCGGAGCTTGTCAGGCGCATCCTCGGAGGTCGTACCGTGATGCTGACCTCTTTCCACAGTTCCGTGTTGCCGGGCGGTATCACATAGAAGGTGGTCGTACCGGTGCCGGTGACTGTCAGTTCCCCGGAAGGGTTTACTTTCAGGCTGCTCCCCTCCTCCCTCTGATATAGGAGGTTCTGCATTACATAGCTCGGAAGCAGTTTTGCATCGATACGCTGTGCCTTCTTGTTTTTGGTCGAGATGGTCGCCGGGGCTGACACTTCGAGGATTGCCGGCGCGGCGGCCGACTCCCCGGAGACGGCTTTCATCAACGCCTCAAGCTCGACTATCTTCTCCCCTGCCGTCTGTGCCGCCGCGCTTGCGGAGGCTCCCGCATTTTGCGTTTCTGACTTCAGGGTCGAGAGGTTCTGGGCTTCGGTGTTGGCTACCGTGGCGGCTCGGTTCGCCGCGAGGGTGGCCGCCTCGGCATTGCCCTTGGCGGTGTTCAGCTCGGCAATCTTAGCCGCCACGTTGGTCTGACGCTGCGTCTCGTTGGACTGGCGTGCCGTTTCCTGACTCTTGCGGGTCGCCTCGGCGGTCTGACGAGCCGACTCCTGATTCTGTCGGGTGGTCTCGTTCGCCTGACGGGTCGCCTCGTTAGCCTCGATCTGCTTACGGGAGTTGTCGGCGTTGGTGGCTGCCGCGTTGGCTTTGGCCGTCGCCGCATGTGCCGCCGCTTTCTCAGCGCTTATATCCGTTATGGCGGTCGTAACGCGATTGGCGGCGGCATTGGCGTTATCGGCTGCGGTGTTCGCCTTGGTGGTGGCCTGCTGACAGGCGGCTATCTGCACATCCACATCTTTTGTCAGCAGCTTCAAGGGGGCGAGGACATTCTTTTCGACTCCGCCTAATGAGTAGCGTGCCGGAAGGGAGGTTATACCGTCAAGCGACGTAGCTACCTCGATGCGGTCAACCGCCGTGCCGTGCGTGCGCAGGTACTCCAGAAATACCGGGGCAAGCTCGTTGCACAACGCCAGAAGCTCACTATGCGAGGTCTGTATCTGTCCCATGATTCTACTTATTAATCGTTGAGCATTTCGGCGATGCACCCGGGAACAGCGTCATAAACCGCCTTGACTTCTTCGGCGGTCAGGGAGCTGTAGGGCTTGAGCGACGTGATCAGATAGTTGTCCTTGGTGTCGAAGCTCACGGAACCGACTTCCTCGGAGGCTTTGCGGATGGACCCGCTTATCTGGGTCTTGCCGGAGCTTACAATCTTCGTGAAGTTGATTTCCACGCCTTCGGTCACTTTCTCGGGCGCGTAGTTGGTGGTTGAGTTTTCTGCTTTCTTTTCCATCTTGATTTGTTTTATGGGTTAAACATTGTTTTCGATTATATCGACAACCTGACCGTAGGCGCCGCAGGAGTATGCCTCGGCTGCCACTTCCTTGAGAAGACTGCCCTCCTCGGTGGTCAGCTCAACATCCCCCGGGTTGTCAGCTATCTTGCGACAGATCTTGTGGAGGTCGTACTTCTTCTCAGGAGTGAGAGGTGCCCCGCCCACGTTGTTGAGGTTGAAGATTACCATGCACAGCGACTCGGCTATGTTGGTTCCCTTGCCGGTTTTTTCGTTGACCACTTCCTTGCCGAAGCAGTCCGTGAAGGTTTTGTCAAAATTCAGTTTCATATTCTCTATTTTTTGAGGTTGATGTTTCATTGGTTACCATTCCCTCGGGAACTTATGCTGGACCCATGCGCCGTAATAAGTCACGTTGTTATATGTCCACTGTATTTCCCGGTGGTAGATCAGGCACATGGCATCGCCGCAGCTCTCGATGGTCAGGGGGTCTGAGTATGTGGCATGGCTCTCGCGGTCATAGATAATGAAGCTGCGGCCGCTCTTGGTCTCCCATCTTAGCGTGGAGGAGTTGAACTCCCGGCGGTAGCTCCACCCCGGTATCACACGCACATAGTTGCCATTGTTGGTGCCGCGCTTGATGAACAGGACGTGCCCGTTATCGTAGGGCTGCATATCCGGTAGCGTCAGCCTTATTTCGCGGGTCTTTGACTCATACTCCTTCGAGTTGCTTGAGCGCCAGTTGAAATGGGTCGAGACATACACGCTGTTTATATCCCGTGCTATGGTCACGCTCTTTGTCGTCGGAGCCGTAGACTGTGTGACGCTGTCATGTCCTATGACCTGAGTTTTCAATGCGAGACCGGACACGTAACCGCCGCTTATGGCAATGGCGCTGTTGTCTGCCGCCCCACGGGCTCCGACCAAAATGGCGTAGTTGTGGCCCAGTCCCCACCAGTCCGACTCGTCGTAATTCTCAAAGCGTGCAACACCTCTCGCTCCGGAGGTCGAAGGAAACACGTTGCCGCCTATGCCGGCGAAACACCCGTGCGTGTCATTGCGGAAAATTATGTATGCGTCGTTGGTGAAGTCCGGACCGTTTGTCAGACCGTTGCCGGCAACCCTGAACCCGCCTATATATGCTTGGTCGGCAATATGGACGGTGCCGTTGACATCGACACGGAAGGAATTGTTCATCGTCACCGCGCCGTTAAGATTTATTTTCGAGGCTTGGATGGTCACAGACTCGGCGCTCTGATTGATTGCCGAGATTATGCCGTCCTTTTCAACGCGCATGGCTATCTGTGTGGAATGCACATTGATGCTCGCCTCGGCGGTACTGACGCGTCCGGTGAGGGCATCGACAGTCGTTTTGGTGGCGTAGATCTGGCTGGCGTAGGCGGTCGTCACAAGTCCGCTCGTGTTGGTCAGATTGCCGGCAGCGTCGAAACTTCCTACGACCGTGCTTATCTTATCCTTGTTTTGCAGGATATAGCTTGCGGCATCCTGCTGATTGGTTATATCCTCCCATTTGTTGGAGTTGTCATAGCCGATATAACGATAAGTATGACCGTCGGATGTATTGTGCCATGTGGCACCGACATATTTATGCTCCTGACCGCTCGGCCACGAATTCCACGGGTTGCTTGATTGGCTGTAGACTTTTGCGTCGCCAGCACTGTTGGCGATGGCGGCGACAGCCTCTATCCTCGCTTTGGCTGTGTCAAGGTCACCCTGCACACCCGCCACGGTCGAGCTTATGGAGTCGGTCTTGACACGGAGCGCCGAGATGGCGGTCTCGTTGGCACTGATACGAGTGGCGTAATTGGTGATGCTGCCTTCGGCCGCATTGAGCCTGACACCGAGCCGTGTTATGTTGTCGTTGATGTTGTCAATGTAATTGGCATGGAGCGACAGGGTGGCTTCGGCTGCGTCAAGATCTATGCCGAGTTGCGTCACGGTGCCGTTGAGCTTGTCGTATTTGTCGGCATAAATTCTTATCTGCTCCTCTGCTGCGTCAAGCTCAATGCCGAGATTGGTGACCGTGCCCTTCAGATTATTGATGTTGGTACCGAGCAGCCTGATATTGCCGGCTGTCTGAATAATCTGCGTAGAGACTTCTTTCTTGAAGTCATCGAGGGGCTTGTCTGTGACGGATAATACCGACACATACATGTCACCGGTATATTGCAGAACGAAGTCACCTTTGCCGTCCCATGTGCCCTGCCATTGAAGATCCTGCCACTCCATGGAGGAGGTGACAGCCACAGTTGCCGGAACCGGGAGGGAACCGGGCTCGGAGGTTGCTCCGCTCATGCCTATGGTCAGGGTGCCGTCGCTCTTGGCAAAAAAACGGATGCTCATATAAAGCGTGTCCTTGACATCCACCCATTGGTCGGTCATGTCGTTGGCCGTGGGAGGCACATATTCCTTATGGGTGCCGGGCTTCCGGATCAATGCGTTTGCCTGACGGATTGAACTCTTTTTCAGATGCAGCACGTTGCGACCGTCAAGCTGCTCGATACCGGCTATCCTGCCATCGGCGATATAGGTGTTGCCGTTCATCAGCAAAGCCTCGCCGTTGGAGGTTATCACCTTGCCGTCATCCTGAACGGCCCATCCCTCCATGGTCTCGTCGAAGGTGGCGTTGCGAAGATAGTTGTCTTCCTCGGTCAGCTCATAACGGAGGTTGCTGTACCGGGTGGCGAACATCGCCTTGAGCATCTCTATCTTCGCATCAATGCTCTCTCCTGTCCGGCGCAACCGGAAGTCACCGACGGCATACAGGTTTGTCAGCAGTTCGCCGAAGCCGTCAAGCCACCCGAAAAGGTGATGGTGTATGCCCTTGAGGTTGCCGAGCCGTCCCTTCAGGTAATTGTCCGGGTCGGTTTTCATTCCATAGACAATATCCATGTAAGGCGTGGCGGTGCCGACCGTGATTATTTGGATCAGACCCTTGCGGTCGGCATCGGTGGCGTTGTCAACCCTCGTGAACGTGTCGCCCTTGGATATGACATCGGCGGCAGCCCTGCCGTCTGCCGACACGAAGTTTTTGAACTCCACCCAGTCAAGGCGGTCCTCGCCGTCGCTCTGGTCGCCGCAGCCTGCATCGGTGATGATAAGCTCATAGTGCTTGGTGATATAATGGTCGTTCTCGGCAGAGGGCATACCGTTATACTGCTGCACCATGATGTAGTCATCCTTGCGGAATGGATTGTAGAATTTGCCGTCATGAGTCTGGAGATAGACTCTGCCTGTCGCCGGGTCGTAATGTTCAACCTCCATCATGCCGGTGAAGATGCGGTTGTCATTCTCGCCGAGCAACTGGGATATCACCATGGTGAAAACACGGAGGGTGCCGCGTATCACTATGTCGTCGAACTCGGCGGTATATTTCGTTTCCGGAATGCCGAGGGCGTTCAGAACCTCCCGCTTGAATATGGACCACCCTTTGCCGCCGATGAAGCCGGAGATGAAATCCTCGCTCGACAGCTGACCCCGGAACTCGGATGCGCCGTTGACCTGCAGCTGCGCCAGTGTAGCCTTGAGCCGGGTAAGCAGCTCGCCGAATATGGCGTTGCCGTCGGCATCGATCTTAGCTCCGCTCAGCCCCTCCTTGTAAGTGCCGACCTCCAGTCCGGCAAGGAACTTGATCAGCCCCGCCGCCTCGTCGTCATGAAGCCGTGAGAGCGCACGCTTGGCTATCTCCTTGATCGTGCGAAGGGCGCTCAATATATTTGTGTCGGTGAACGGTGTATTGTCGCCGGTGCCTATGATATCCGGCAACCCCGCTTTTCCGCTCTCGACATAGTTCTTGATGCCGGTTATATTATCCCGCACCTTATCGAGGGTGCGACGGCTCAATGCGTCACTAATCTCAAGATCCATCTGCGAAGGCAGATTGACCTTACGGGTTATCTTTGTAATGCGGCTGTCTCGATAACCGGGACCGGGAAAATATTTCTCGCTCTCAAGGCGCACACGCCGACCTACCGTCAGAACGATATTGTTCTGCTCAATCCATACGTGATCTGTCGGGGCCTTATACACCGCCACGTCAAGGGCGTGGTCGGCATTATACTTGTTTACGGCGTCCAGCAGTTCCGCTTCAGCACGCCTGTAATATTCATCGGGCATCCTGATGTTCCAAGGAATGTACCTGTCACCGGGTTTAGGCGCCAGTGTGGCACCGGGCAATTGCGTTCCGTCATCGTATGGCCAGATGGTGATGATTTCAAACTCACGGGTAGCGCTGTCAAAATTGACCTCGAAATAATATGTGCCGTTATCCTCGTTGCCAAGACCGGCAAGCTCGCTGCCCTCTTGAAACGACACACGCTTTACAAGACCGCCTATCTCATATTGGTTCGGATCAAACGGCAGGTTATTGTCCTTGAAATAATAAACCGTGAATTTATTGCCGTCCTCGCCGGTAAGTTCCTCACTCCTGACGCTGCTGACAGTACCCGTATAATGAGGATATATTCCGGAGAATGCCGCTTCCTCATAATGGTCCACCCTGCTGTATTTATCGGCATTGACTTCCACATAGCGTTGACCGCCGGGAAGGCGAAGCCGGGACGAACCGTATTTTGTCTGGTCTATGTTTTTGCTGCTTCCGACCGGAAACAGCCTTGTGTAGAATTTTACATTATCGGCATCGCCGCAATCAAGGGAAGTCAGACCTTTGTCATATCCGAGGGTCAAAGGTTCCCCATGTTCGCAACGGCACAAATTAACGGTGGTTCCCTCTCCCCAGTATTCCACACCGACCTTCTCGGCGAGCTCACGCAGCGCCTCGTCACAATATTTGCCCCGGTAGTCTATAACGATGTTGTCAACGCCTTCGACTATGCCCACTTTCCAGTCGTTCGTGCCGAAACCGTCATTGATGCATTTTACAATCAACGCAAGATGCTCCCTCGGGGATGCGGTAAGCGTAAACACCGGCTCGTTATCACCGTCCACGCTCTTTATCACAAGGAAATTCTTTATAAGGCTCTCGACACCGTACATTTTCAGGTTGTAGATCCATTCGCCGGTGCTTTTCTGCTTGGGACGGTACTGCTTTGTCAGCCAATATCGCTCCCACATGAAGTCCGCGTAATCATCGACATCAAGAGCTATATGCCGGGGCAATGTGAAGGACAGGGACAGCACATTATCCCCCTGTATCTCCTTGACCTGTGTCGATGAGTTTTCAGGGGACAGCTCCGCCTTCAGGATACCCGTTTTGTCGTATATCTTTATAAGCATGTTGTAACGTCGTTATAATACGGTTAAAAAGATGGTTCCGGCTCCTTGAATGTCACTTTGAAACGGCTTGCCTGAACCCCCTCCTTCCATAGATATGTAAGGGGCTTGTAAGATGTGCTCGACATATAATACATGCGCATGGTAAGACCGATGGAGGGGAAGTTAAATGAAAGCCACCCGTCGGCACCCTGCTTCAAGAACGTTATGAATGCACGATACCGGGTAAGCCATCCGGTAACCGTCGGTGCGAATATGGCGAAATGCAGGGTGACTTCACGCTCCTCGTTTTTAACATCGAGTTTGTCTGAATATTTGGTGCCGTCATGCTCCCGTATATTCACTCCGACATGACTCTTGACCTTGGAAGGTGCCATGATGGCGGTGAGGTTCTCCCTGCCGCCGGCTTTCTCCTCGGTCAGGAAGGCTCCGAACTCACTCCAGATGTCGATGCCGTTGATTGTAACAAGTCCGTCAAGTCCACACATAGTCTTATATCTTTATTCCGTCACGTATTATCTGATCAAGTTTCTCGTTGATTTCACGGGTATTCCGGGCCGTGTCCCCGGTATTTTCCTCTATTTTCGCCAAGCAGTCGAGCGCCACACCCATTTTTTTGGAGACATCCTCCACATTCCCGTCGATGGAGACAGTGTGCATCTGTATGCTCGTGCCTATCCCTTCGAGTTTGGTGCCCTGATCCTGCGACATGGCGGTATAGACACCTGCCCTCCCGCTTTGGGACTGCGACTGGGACTCTGAGTCCGGATCGTCAGGGTGGCGTATGTCGATGCCGGCTTTGTCAAACATACCCGCGACGGTCTCAAGCAATCCTTCAAGCGTGGGGAGATTGCTTCCGTAGCGGTCGATGAGTCCCCCGGTGAGCTTGGCAACTTCGCCCATAAGCTCCTGTTCAGTCATCTTTCCTTCAGCGTATTTCTCGTAAAGAGCGGATATGTCGTCACTGAAGCTACCCACTACCTTGTCAAGAACTATCGTCCTGAGCATGTCGGTCACTATGTCCCGGAATGTGTCGGACGCATACTCCTTGAAGGAATCAAGCGCATCCTTGCCGTTGTCGAGCCAGTCCCATAGACCGTCCACGAAGTTGCCGACAAGCGGTTCATAAAGGGAACTTACATATTCGTGCAGGTTCTGAAGATACTCGTCATATTTCTCCCGAAGCTCGATGAGGGCCTCAAGAGTCTCCTTGGTCTGGCCGACAAGTTTATTGCCGTAGTTGTCAAGTATCGAACGGGCAAGCTCCTTGTCTATAAGCCCTCTGTCATCAAACAGTTCGCCGAGACCGTTTTTGCGCGCCCAAGACACAAGGTCTTCGGTTTTCTGGGAATGGCCACCAATACCCGAACCGAGGAATCCGCTGCTCTTTTTGCGTGTCTCGATACGGAGATTATTGATTGCTGCCGTAGTGCCTTCCTTATAGCCCCCCTGTCCCCAGATGTCCCGCCACTCGTCCCACCATGACAATGCGGACAGGTTGCCCATCACCCAGTTGAATGCTCCGGTGAGCCAGCCCCCGCCGCTTTGATTGCGGTATATTGCCTGCGCCTCGGCTGCCTTCTTCACATAGGCGGCATAAACCTCGTCATGATATTCACGCCAGTTTCGCAGGTTCCGCAGGCCGTCCTCGGCAAACCATGTGTCCTCTTCATGGCGGGCATCCATCACGGCTATTCGATACTGGCTCACTGCGTCAGTTAGGGCGTTGATCTCCTTTACCTTCTCAGCATAGGCTTCGTATTCCTTGAATGCCTTGTTGTTGCCAAGCTCGCTTATCTTCTGCAGTAACTGAACCGCAGTGGAAACAAGGGCCAGAATTATCGAGGCTTTCTCGACTGCGGAGACAGCCTCCACGCCGACTTTCTGCACGGTGGCTATTCCGTCGATGGTGTCAGTGACAAAGCTCCCGATATCCATTATCAGACCCATAATCTCGCCGGCAGTACCTCCGATGGCATTGCCAACACCTTTAATGGCTTCCGTCAGCTGCGAGACGCTATCCCGGGCTTCCTTCTCTGCCTTGACAAAGTTGTTGCTCGCCCTGACATGCCGGTCCTTTGCCTCGGTGTATTTTTTCAGCGCCTCGCCCATGCTGAGATAGGTGGCTACAATAACCGGCTTGCCGTTGGCGTCAACGCCTTCGGACTTGAGACCTGTAAAGATTTTGCCTCCGTTGGTCACGGTATCGAGCTGCCGTTTGGCTGCAGCAAGCTCACGCTGGGCCACCGACAATTCCTGCGCCCTTTTAGACAAAGCACCAAACGGATCACGGCTGTCCAACTCAACCATTATCTCGCGGATTGTCGTAGTATATTCGCGCAGGTCCTGAGGGTCAAGAACCGAGGACGCTGCGGTCTTGGCTTTCTCAAGCTGTGAAAGAAGTTCGTTCAGGGTCTCGGTCGAAGTGCCGCGAAGATCCTCAAAGGCTCGGATATAATCGGGCGACTGGCGCAGCACATCGAAGTCATGCGCCATCAGTTCCTTCCCTTTGGATTTTATAGCCTCGGCCATGGAACGGTCAATCCGCGCCACAGCTTCAGCATCTCCGGCAGATTCAGCCTGTAACAGGGCTTTACGAAGCTCCGCTATCTCGGAGTTATACCGCTCCTCTATTTCTTTGCGTTGGTCGGCATAGGATTGATATTTATCCAGAAGCTCCTTATAAAGATTGTCCGTGCCGGCTTTCATGGCGGCATCCGCGCTTTCCTGCGCCCTCGTGATCTGCTCCTGCTGCTCGGTAGTCAACCCGTATTCATTCAGCCCGACAGTTCCGGCTTCCTTATTCCGTGCGGCAAAATCATCCCGCATCTTGTCTATCTCGGCACATTGCTTCTCATAGTCAAGAGCTATCTGACGGCGGCGGCGCTCGGCACTGTCGGCCATTTGGTCGATTTCATCCTGCTCGTTCTGCCAACGGAGCTTACGCAACTCCTCCGCAGCCTTGCGGACTGCCTCCAACCGCTCATCTTTGCCGGGAACGGTCTTAGATTGGCTCTCTACAGTTGTTGCTGCCATCTGTGGAATTCTGAGTGCTGCAAGGGCATCCTCAGTCGCCCCGATTTCTTTCTGCAGATCACCCACGCGTTTTTCAGCTTCATCGGCGGCCGCCTTTACCTGACGGTCACGCTCCTGAAGGGCAAGCCTGTTGCTTTCTGAGTTATATGTCTGCGCATCACTGACTTCATAGGTGTAAGTTTTCCACGTCCTTCCGACACCGGCAGAGGTCACGGCATAGTGATCGTGAGCGACCTCCCGTACCCCCTTCATGCCACGTGCCTTTGCATCAGCGTAACTAATCTCATCACCTTTGGATTTGACACCGTACCGGGCATTGCGCCGGGCAAGTTCCTGCTTCTCGATCATCGTCGAGTAAGCGCCGGTGACAGCCTTGTCAAGAGCAGCCGCCTTGGCGCGCAGAACGAATGATTGCACCACGTTAGAGGTGTTGTTGACAAGCACAGCTTCCGCATCCTTGACATTGTTTACAGACAATCCAAGTTCCTGAAAAGCCTTCTTGTTCTCATCGACAAATTTACGCCGCTTTGACATGTCATCCCCGAGGGCTTTCCACGCGCGCTGCAGTTTATTATATGCGGCAATCTGGGAACCCGCACTTTCCCCTATCGACCGGGCGATTTCCCCGTTGATTTCCTTTGTGCGCTCCAGTTGTGCCTGACGCTCCTCCTCGGCTTTCTTTGCGGCATCGTTGCCTTTCGCAAACGCGTATAGGGCACCTACAACGGTGACTATGGCCATCGCGAGCAGCACATAGGGATTCGCCTTGGCTACAGCGTTGAATGCCGCCTGTGCGACCGTGGCCGCTTTGGTGGCGATGACACCGCGCCCTACCGCCCATGTGCGTATGGTCTCGGCAGTGGCGGCGGCGTTGGTCTGTATTGTGTTGACTCCCTGCATGAGGGCGGACTGCCCCTGAAGATTGACTTGCATGGAGGTAAGGGCATTACTCGCCACAAGTGCCGTCTGCAGACGTGTCTGTACTTCAATGAGGTCGGCTTCGCTGAGTCCGAGAGCCTGTGCTCCGGCGGTCGCCAGCCCGAACCCGTCAACGACAAGCTGCATACCTCCCGCCAATTGATCGAAGCCGCGAGTGTCGGAGGCTGCGTTGGTGACGGCTTGGGAAGTGTCCACTATTGCATCGTTGAGCTCTCCGGCTTTCTCGGTAAGTTCATCGATATGGCGGGCAAGTTCCCGACCTTGCGCAGTCTGTTTCTCTGCATCTGTCAGGGAACGGTAAGCCAACAGCAATGTGGCTATCTCTTCGCGGACATTACGTAGCTGCATACGCAGTGACTGCCCGGCATTCTCGGATTCTGCCTTAAGTCGGCGTTGCTCTTCCTCCAATTGCCTGATGGCCGCACGTTCCCCTTCCAGTTCGCTCTTGTAGGCTTTGAGTTTAGCCTGAGCCTCCATCCAGCTTTTACCGGGTGCCGCATTTTTTAGGCTCTTTTCAAGACGGGCATATTCCTTCTCCATGCCGCTGACATAGCTTTTCTGCAGCTTCAGGGATTCGGTGATTTCCTTGAGCTCCTTTTTGGATTCATCGGAAAAACGCGCCACTGTCTGACCGGCCTTCTTAAGACCGGGGGACAGTCCGTCCTGTAAAAATATCTCAAGCTCTACTGGCTTCATGCTTTTTCAATGTTTCAGGTTGCTTTTGAAAAATCCGGCTACTTCTGCAGCCTGCTCTTCCGGAGTGGCGTTTACAATGTCATTGCCGGAAGATGATTTGGGGCTTTTGTTTGTCTTTTTGTAATGAGGAGCATCGCTCAACATCATTATCAAGGTCTGATAGTTCACCTTGTTAAGGATGTAGTCAACACTCCATCCTGTGACGTCGGCGATCTGCCATATAAATCCGAAGATGCTATGGGAGCTTTCATAACCGCTCGTTAACTCATCTTCGCCTTTCGGCTCAGTCTCGGCTTCATCGGATTCGTCCGCTCGGCCAATCTGATAATATTCGTAAAAGGGTCGGTACCCATGAGACTCACAAAACGATGTATGGCACCAATCTGGTAACGATGCTCCACACAGTTGCGGATAAACCATGAGACCGGGCGCAGGAACCGGCGCCGAATGGGACCGACACAAATGGCACATGCTATCATGTGACATATTTTGGCTCCGTGGTCGGCGATGAACCGCATCTGCTCCTCGCTGTTGAAAGCCGCCATCTGCTCCGCCGTCACACCCATTGACAGATATGTCCGGGCAAAATCTATCTGCCCGGACATGTAAGGTCGTTTGAGGGTGACACGAAGCACGACTGGGCGTTTACGGAACGGCACCTTGAATTCCTTTAGCGGAATTGATATTCCACGGTTCAACAGCGCGTCGGCAGCTTCGCACTGTATCGCCCTTGCCGTAGCTTCATCCATACTCTGTCAGGATTAGGAGCCGGCTGCGGCTGCGGTCTCTTCGGGAAGGAGACATCCGTTGTCGGCGCTCCATTCTGTCGGTAATTCCGTGCTTTCGAACACTCCGTAAGGGGGGACCTTGTCGGCCACAGGCGCAGCCACCTTCAGTTCTACTTCAATCTTTGCGGTTTCGGTGAGGGTGAGCTTGCCGCCGAGATCCGACAGCAGCGTGGCGTTGGGGATAAGTACGGACTGGCCGGAAACAAGTTCAAGCTCCCACGGCCCTTCCATCACTATGATTTTTCTCGGGGCGGTCCAGCCTGTCACTTTCTCTCCATTTTTATGGAGAGAACCGCCAAGGAGCTGTTGAAGACTCTCGAAATTCAACTGGATCATGTCGAACTTGGGTCCGATCTTACCGTTTGACTGAGGTATCACAAGAACCGGCGCACCCGGGACCTGCTCCGCATCTATATCGGCAGACTCGGGCTTCGTACCGCCCATGTCGAAACTGTTTTTGGCTATATAGCCGACTTTCTTGTTTTTATATTTTACGGCACCTATGCCGTACATGAAGTCTTTGTTCATTTCTCTTTCTTTTTCAGATTGAATGTAATTGTTACAAGTACCCCGGAAACTATACCCAAAACATAAATCAGTATAGGGTCTGCCAATGGGTCTGAGCGTTTCTGCCGCTCCTGTATAAGTTCGTTCTGTTTCTGTTCGAGAGCATCACGCGCAGTATGATAGAGTGCCTCGTAGTATTCTACTTGACGTTGCAGCGAATCACATGTGCCGGTAATGTATATCACACCACCTTTTTGCTTCGCTTCTATATGCGCCCGGTCTTTACTTTCGCGAAAGACGGCTCCCTCTGGTAGCTTAAGGAGGCTGTCCACGGATACCGTAAGATTCACCTTGCTCCCCGGGATCATCTCGGTCTGAATGTGTTTTACTACAATACCCGTCGTGTCGCTCCTCTCGGATGTCGAAGATGTCTGCTCCTGCTGCATCTGAGTCTTTTTGGTTGTCGCGCAACTTGAAAAGCACAGGACAATAATCAGCATGACGGCAGCCGGAAGCAGCCTCGACAGCCTTGCGCAACCGGGCCATCTCGCGTTTGGTTGAAGCCATCTCCTTCTTTGTTGACTGAAGGTCTGTTCTCGTAGCGTTGAGTTCATCTTTCAAGGGCTTTACGATATTCTCCACCAAAATCCGTGTTGCATTCT